ATTGATGTATTTAATGAATTAAAAGAAAGTATTGCAGAAGCATTTTATAAAGCTATTGATGCCGCTGCAATTTTTGGAACACAATCTCCATTTGCTAAAAACATAATGAGCTGTATTGAAACGTCAGGAAATAAAGTAGAAATTGAAACAAATGCAAGTTTAGACTTAGATGTGTCAGATGCAATGGCAACAGTGGAGGAAGACGGATATGATGTAAATGGATTTATTGGAAGAATTGGAATAAAAAATTCACTAAGAAAATTAAGAGATACAAATGGAAATCAACTATTTGTAGATGGAGTGAATGGAAAAGAATTTTATTCACAACCAATTGAATTTTCAAGAAACGGAGCTTGGGATAAGACTAAAGCAGAACTAATTGGTGCTGACTGGGATAAATCTTTAGTTGGCATTAGAGATAGCTTAGAGTATGAAATCCTAAAAGAAGCTACATTGGAAGGAACAACAGATGAAGATGGAAAACCAATTTCCTTAGCTGAGCAAGATTTAATTGGTATTAAAGCAACTATGCGACTAGCATATTTACCAATTAAAGACGAAGCTTTCTGTGCAGTAGTTCCAAAGGCAGGTGCCTAGTATATGAATAAATATATTAAAGGTAGCCATATTATAAATGCCACACAAAAGGCTTATGAGACTATATACAAAGATAGAGGATATGTTCTTTACAAAGAAGAAAAGAAAAATACTAAAAAGAAAGAAGAAGCTGACTAATAGTTAGCTTCTTTTTGAGGTATTAACTATGTCAGACGAAAATCAAGAATTTACAAACAATGTAAGAGAAGTCAAGAAAATATTGAATTTACAAGATGATAAACTAGATAATTACTTAGAGTTCTGCGAAAAGAATATAACAGATAAGATATTAGATTTTTGCAATATAGAAACTATCACAGAACGTTTAAATTCCCTTATACAAGAGTTTTTACTTGAACAGTATAAATTAAACGAAGATGGAATTTTAGAAGGCAAAAAACAAGTTTCTAGTGCTTCTGATACAAATCAATCTATATCATTCGAAACAGTTGGAGGAGCAAATTCAATATCTCAAAATGTAGATGAATTTTTAGATAGAAATATAGCTACATTGATAACTTATCGTAAAATGAGGTGGTAATTATGAAAATACCAAATGAATTTAAGCAAGTAATAGCTGATACTTTCTATGACAAAGATATTGAAATATGGATTGCAGGATCTATAAAAGATGACGAAGGGGCAGTAATTGGAAACGGAAAACAAGAGAAGATAGATGAGTTTAAAGGTAATTTTCAATTTACTACAAGAGAGTATATTCAACAAGAATATGGAAAAGAAATAGAGGCAGTAGCAATAGTTACTTGCAATAAAACAATAGGTCAAATTGGCAATATACTTGTCTATAATGGTAATGATTATACAATAAAAAGTAAAATAGTATCAGATAGTCATACTACATTACTTGCGAATGGAAGTGATGATAATGTCTAGTATAGAAGGATTAGATGAATTACTTGCTAAGCTATCTCGGATTAGGTGGAAATATAAAAGAAAGCAGCAGAAAAGGATTAGAACGAGGGGCTAAGAAGATACAAAAAAATGCTAAGTATCTCGCGCCTGTTGATACAGGACACCTTCGTAATTCTATAAAAACTAAATCGCAAATAAAACAAGATGGTGTAAAAGCACAAGTCTATACTAATACAGAATATGCACCTTACGTTGAGTTTCGGCACAGGGCAAAGAGGAAAGGAAAGCAATATAGATAGACCAGAACGGAATATCATACAAAGCCGATTGGAAAGGTATGACTGCTAGACCGTTCTTAACTCCATCCTACTTACACGCAAAAAACACAGGGGAAGTAGAACAAGAAGTAATTAAATCAATACAGCAAGATATAAGAAAATTGGAGAGTGGTAAATAATGAAGAATTTAAAACCACAAATATTAAAAAAACTAGAGGAAATCTTAGATGTTGAGGTTTCTTATTTTTATCCTGAAAAATGGAGTAATTTAGATAAAAAGCCTGCAATTTCTTACTATGAAATGGATAATTCTGTTTCAAGCAAAGCAGACGATGAAGAGTATAGCAGTAATATTGCTATACAAGTAGATATATGGGCTAAAAGTTCAAGTGAATGCTCTAAACTAGCTATTGAAGTAAATGAAAAAATGGAAGATTTAGACTTTGAAAGAACTTTATCTGTAGATTTATACGAACAAGAAACAAAAATATACCACAAAACTATGCGTTTTGAGAAAGAAGAAATTTTATAGAGGAGGGCAAAGATATGCCAAGAAAATATTTAAAAGGTTTTAGTAGATTAACAATATTTCCACTTACAGAAAATACTTTAGAAAAGTACATTGTAGGAGAAGGAACTAAAATACCATCTGCACAGAAATTATCAAAAGAAATTGATAGTTCAGAAGAAAATATTTATGCAGATGATGAAATTTGGGACATTGATAAAACAGTAAATGGAGAAAAATTCACATTAACACTAAAAGAATTAGATAATAAATTAAGAGCAATGCTTGAAGGTGGAAAATATGATGAAACAACAAAAGAATATGACTTTACTACAATTGATAATGCACCAGAATTTGCTTGTACATATTGTGGGTTACTTGCAGATGGAACTTATAGAATGTTTAGACAATATAAGTGCAAAGTAACTAAAGTTAAAATGGACTTAGAAACAAAAGGAAATGGTAATAATGGTTCTGTAGAAATTGAAGGAATGTTTATGCCAAGATCTTGTGACAATAAGTTATTTACAATTAAAGATACAGAGGCAGGAAATGCTGATTTAACTTGGTTAGATACAGTACCAACAGTACAACCAGCAGGAGAGTAGAAATACTCTCCTCTAATATATATTAGGAGGAAGAAAAAATGCCAAAATCAAATGAAAGTTTAAGCTTAAATAAAAGCATAAAATTATATGGTGTAGAGATTAAAAAGATGCCTTGTGGCAAGTATTTTGAAGCTCTACAAACTTTAAAGGATTTGCCAGAAGACTTTATAAAAGAGTTATCTGACAATAGACAAGATTTCAAATTATCAGAAATGTTTACAGTAGAAAATATAATGAATTTGATAACAAAACTATTAATTATTGCACCAAAGTTTTTATTTAGCTTTTTAAGTAAGATTCTAGATATAGATGAAGATTATCTAAAGAATGAATTATCTCCAACAGAGCTACTAGAAATTTGTCAAAAATTTTGGGAGATTAACAAGCTAGAAAGTTTTTTCGAGCAAATGAAGTCAGTAATGAAGAAAATGACCATTCTAACTGGCTTCAAAGAACAATTGCCATCTGCGTTAAAATCGGAATAAGCAAAAAAGCATTTATGGAAGATTACTACATAGATGAAATACCGTTAATCATGCAGGAATACGCAGAATTGAATAAAATAACTTCCTCAGAAGAAGAGGAAGTTGGAGCAGAAGATTTTTAAATTCTCTTGTAATATTTTACGTTTTAGTGTAGAATGTTGGCAGGAGGAGATAAAAATGATTAAATGTCCAGTTTGTAAAAAGGAAGTAAGCGAATTAGATGAAAATTGTCCATATTGTGGAATAACATTTGACGATACAGCAACAAGAGAAGAATACGAGAGTGAAAGAATAGAAGATGTTAGCTTTGACAATGCAAAATGTGGCATTTATTAATATTGTTTTATCGATAATTGCTACAATTTTAATTTGGATTAATTTTTCTGTGTCAAAGATTACTGATGAAATTAATTTGTTAGGAATAACAGGAGGAATAGCTGTATTGATAACAGGATTTACATTGTTTTTCTTACTTAGAACTATTGTTGATATTTATAGAAAGGTAGAAAAATAATGTGGCTTGGTATATTATTTTTTGGTGGAATAATTATATACTTAGTATGGGCTGCAAATTACAATATAAATAAACCTAATCAAAAAGATAAAGAAGAATTATCAGAAACAATACAAGATTTAGAAGATGAATGTAAAGAAATAAAAAGTTTATCAGATACTATAAAAGATATTGAAAT